ATATGAATCTTTGAGTCCTTTAGAAATTTGAGAACCAGCCTGTAAAGCAATGTACTCAAGTTTCCAGTCAGCAGCTTCAAGTTCTGCTGTAAGTTCTCTACCATATTTGTATGAGAATACTTTCTTATTACCTTTACCAGCATTTACAGCCTGTTCCTGCATAGATACAGAAATAGAAGAACTAAGGTTAGTCACTCCTGTACAAGCTAATACACCATTGATGTAAAATGCAAAGTCGGCAACTGAAACAACGAATTCTTTTCCCTTTGTATTCATTGCAAATTCCTCCTGATTTATAAATCATCAGCCACTAATCATTTTCTTTAATGACATGGCATCTGTTTTCACATCTTTGAACTTATCGCTCTCATCAAGTTCAGTCATCCAATACTGGACGGGTTCTTTGAATTTTACAAATCCCGTACTTTCAGCAGATTTCATAACATTGAAAATATCACGCTTATTTATTCGTTTAACATATCGCCAGAACTTACGAATAGTTAGCCCCTTAACTTTTTCTTCGGTTAAGTCCATTCCAACACAAACAGAATCAATATAATCTTCAAGAGAGGCTTTATCTTTGCCAGATATAGCATCCTGGGCTTTCTTTAATTCCTGTTCAGTGTCGTAGTGAATGAATTCATCAATGTCAAAATCAATACCATTTTGTAGGATAATAATTCTCCGAATATCATCGAACTGATCGGCGGTTATAACATTGCCATTTATTCTGAATCCCCCTTGTGTAGAACTAGCCAATACCTCTTGATCCTTAAATACAAGCTGTAAAAGCCGAAGTGCAAAAGAATAGTAGTAAGGGAGAAATGGCATGTTAAATTCTTTTGCTAATTCTACGTTGTTATGACAGTAAAATAAAAAATCAAGATATGGCATCTTGATGATTTTCTTTACTGGAAATATACTGTTTTTGCGAACAATAATACTTGACTTATATAAATTGAAATCAAGCACATTACCCATTTTTACAGGGTATAAAACTAAATCTTCGGTATAATAAATTGGTGAGCTATATATAAGGTACTGATATAAAGATTCGTTACTGATGTCCATATGATTCCTTCTTTGCAGTAAACGTAAGTATTCTGCATGGGTATTCATAGTACAATACTTCCTCAGTATTGCTTGCACATGTCAATTCACCAATCCAATTTGTTTCCATTCCAGATAAAGTTTTTTTCAATTCTTCACCCAAAATATCAATAACTGTACCCGATAGATATTCCTTTGTTTTATAGCTCTGCACTCTTTGTGCCATTGCCTTTTCATGGCAGACAATATATATGACCACTTTTATCTCTTCCAAAAAATATTGTTGGTTTCTCACATGATCGACCTTGAAACAGATGAATGGAGAGGTTTTCTCAATGGTCTTTGGATTCTGCAAATAAGGGAAAATTTTCTTATAAAGCAGACCACCACCGGCATCTATATATTCCTTATCGAGATTAAAAATAATCTCGTTATTTTCGACAATTGTATTTATTACCGCAGATTTAAAAGAGTTAATGTCAAAATCTTCCATAATAAACCTCATTTACCATAAAGCGGTAATCGTAATAACAACAGATGCCAATATTGTATCTACCGATGAAAGAACATTTAAGTGGAATTGCTTTCCAACCAAATCACGATTGTTTTTTACAGTAACTTTTACAAAATTGTCACCAGTAGTTAATACCAAGTCTTTCTCATCGAAATCATTATCAGAAATTCCCCAATGATATTCGATATCATCTACCACATTATGTTCGTTGTCATAAAATGTAGCAGAGTATTTTTCAAACGATGATAAACTGATAGTGTCAGCTTTATATGTAAGTTCGCAAGTATAACCGTACTTTTCAGTAGGCTCAACATTATTTTGTTTGTAATCTGCAAGCATCATATCAACACTGTCTGTATTTTCATCGTATACAGTTTGAGTCAATGACAGATTTAACAACTTTACATTTTTATTGTTGTTTGTTAAACCATTGAATTTTGTGAGTTTATATACCAACGGTACATCGTTGGACATTTCCAACATAAATCGCATACCGTCATGAAGCCTTCTTGTATTTTTATCCATTGGCAGTAAAAGGCTATACTGCTTATCGTAAGTGATAACAATATTTCCTTTGAAGACACCAGAACTATACCGTGTCACATCTTCACACCAATACCAATATTCAAATATTTTCTTGGTTTCTGGATCTTGCCATCGTAACTGATTGTGACAAACTTTAAGAACTGCCTTTTCATAAAATTTATTATTACTTGGTTCAGAAGCAATAATCCAAATTTCATCTTCAAAACGAATGTAAGAGTATGTTTGTAAAGTTCCAATCGGCACTAAAATTTGTCTGTCTTCAGCTTTCAATTGTGTGTCTGGCGTAACACTCTGTATAATTGCCTTGCCGGGAGCAATAACAGAAAAATCACTGTTTATAAACTCAACATTATCGCACAACATAGTGGTATCAAGCATTTCCTTAAAACCATCTTGTGCATAAGCGAAAAATTCTTCGCCCTCAAAACCACCATTATAAATAGGTGGTTGATCCATTAAATACCAATCCACAGCCATAAATATCACCGCCTATGTATAAGCTGGACATTTTTGCTTTGTGTAAAGGTCTGCAATTTTTGAATCTATTGCATCAGCTTCCGCTCTTGTGTATTTCTTTGTATCACCAGTTCCGTTAAGACTGATATCTTTACCGATGATATTATTTAACTGATTTACACGCCTTACCTCTTGTTGCATATAGTAAGACTTCATAATCTCAGCCAGACTCAAAATGACATAGTTTTTCAAATCACCATTATCATCGAAAGAATCTGAATCAGAAGAGGGTGGGGTAAATACTAAATCTTGTTTATCGAATCCTAAAGAATCAATATTTAGTTCATATTCACCTAATGCATTCAAGAACCATTGACGAACTAATCCGTCTGCAAGTACATACTTACATTTAATGATTGATTCAAATGCAGATACAACGTCTGTATATGATGTCATTGAATGCACCTCCAATTATTTTTAATCGAGATTTAATCCACTGACTGCCTCAATTTCAGCAAGCATATAAGACGGAACTTCATCAGTGTTGACAGAAGGGTATAAGTCCTTATCTGAACACATAATTGCAATCATTTTCTTTTCTGATTCTGTTACAACCAAAGAAGAAAGTTTATCATGGAATTCTTTCTTACTCTTAGATGCGAACAAATCATTCACTGCATCCACTGTTAATTGAACCGGCGAAATATCTTCTCCGAAAACATATTCTCTTACGAGTGGATCATTGATTTTAAAAGCAGCATGAGAGCCAAGTCCATCAACTCCGCAAAATGCAACATTTCCGACTTTAACTTGTGAATCAATCTCGGCAAGTGTTAATCTTTTATAATCTTTGATGTTCGGATCAATCTGAATTGATTTTCCATTTTCCTCAGAAACAAATCCGATAGTCCATCCACAAAGATTGTCAATAGAAACTCTATCGCTTAAAGAGAGATTGTCTACTGTACGTGTCTTTGCTTTTGTACGTGGTGTTTTTGCTTTCGTTGTCTTAGTTACAACATTTTCGCTTTTTTCAATAACTTTTTCGTCCATTGATGTATAACTCCTTTTATAATAAAAGCATGGAGAAAAACAGATTTCCCCATGCTTATACATTTATTTTCGTTTAATTAAGACTGTTTAGCAAGTAAACCAATCTCAAATTCACGACCTTTTACAACGTCAGCACCAAGTTCAACATCAAAACGAGTTTTGATTGTACCTGTTTCAACGTCTGTACCGCTCATTGTTGTGATACCACCACGTCTGAAGATATTCAGCGGAGATTTATTACCAGCAGCAGTAAAGTACAGCTCATCATCTGCGTAATAAGTCTCGAATCCAGACTTGTCAGCAAGCGGTTTTGTATAGTTGAACGGATTTTCAAGTTCTACAAGTGTGCTTCCTTTATAGAATCCGTTTACACCAGCTTTGGCGATTTCATCTACCTGTGATGGGCTATAGAATGGAATCTTAGTATCACCAACAGTTTTATATCCGTTCCATCCACTGATTTCCTGGATTAAGCTGTAGTCACCTAAGATAGCAACTTTACCCATTTTACGAGTAAATGCAACTCTCTTAGCAACGTCTGCCTCTGTAGGGAGATCACCTGTATATGTGCTATAGTTCTTCACATATTTAGTGTTGTTTGCAAGAGATTTCTTCAGAACACCAAGAACGTATGCTACACCTTTGTTGTTCATATCAACCTGAACCTGAGCCATTTCCTCTGCAATTGTTCCATCGAAGTTACCAGAAGCAAGTTCACGGTAATCAATAGCCATACCAGCAGAAATGGTTCTTGTAGCAACAGGATATTCCATCCAGTTTCTTCCAGCAAAACTTACATCAGAATTTGCAGCTTGCATACGAGCGTCAATTCCTTCGTAGTTGTAAGTTTTAACCTTCGGCTGTTCATGATAAGCAAGTTCATGATAGTTTCCTAAGAAATCATAAATCTTCATAGCCTCAAGCAGTTTCGGCTCAATAATGAACTTAACGATTGTATTGATTTCAGCTCTAGCTTTGAAATCGCCCATAGCTGCAGCTTCTCCAAGTGCAGAAAGTTTCTTTGCTACAGCATCTTTCTGTGTTCCATATTTACCGGCATCTGTACCAGTGAACAGGGCAGAACAGATTTCAACCATCTGTTTGAATTTAGCCTGATCCTTGATAGTTACATCATCTTTTACTGGATTTGCTAATTCAAAAGAAGTATTTAATTCAACGATATTTCTCATTGTTTCGTTCCTCCAATTAGTGTATTAAGTTACAATTAGGCAATAACAACCTCAACAGCAAGTCCTTCACCGTTGAAACTTGTTTTCTCGCTTACTACAAAATATTCTTTGTAGTCAGCTACTCCTGTGGCTTTCTTTACAGCTTTCAGTTTTCCACTGGCTTCTGCAACAAGGAAATCGCCAACAGCAATATCTGCGTATGTGCCATCTACCTGATCCATATCCATGTCAATAATTCTTCCTTTCAGTGAAGTAAGAACAAATAAACGTGGATTCTCACCAACTTCGATTACATAATCGTTTGGTGTAAGAGTCTCAGGTTTGTCGATAGTGTTCATAACAATTGCAAGCCCTG